TTATTTGAATGACCCCCAACTACTAACACGTTTACCATTACTAGTCTCACCACTTGCCACATACAACCCATCTACACCCTTTAACCATACATAACCGTCTTTTTCATAACCAAAGGATTCATATGTAAATGGCGATTTAGCTTGTAACGTTCTTACATGTTCAGCATTCACACTTGGTTCTCTTCTAACCTTAATAGAAGTGTCAGAAGTAAAGACACCATTTTGTTTTGTGAACCAACTAGAATCATATTGACTCGTTGTAAATGTTTCCTCTGTTCCAGTAAACCAAGATAAAGACTTATTTCCTACAAGTGAATTAATATCACACTTACCAATACCAGGTACATTTCCCGTTTCTGTATACTGCCAAATATCACAAGGATATGCTGGTTTTTTACCGCCGTAACGTGGAATCCATACAAAGTCACATTTCACATTTGCCATGCCAAACGGTGCATACATATGATGGCCGACATATAAACCGACTTTCTTAGCTCCTAATCGGTATAGCTCATCGATAAACGCTTGCGTACCGGCTCTCATATCCTCCATTGTTTTCACTTCTACATCAGCAACCCAAACCGTAGCGCTCTTGTCACCACGATTCCAGAAGTCCTGTGCTTCTTTCTTTGCATCAGCAATGGAAACAAAGCGGCAAAATGCATAGTTACCAAAAGGAATTCCATGTTGTTTCATAGCTTGTACATAACCTTTGTATAAAGGATCAATATAATTTGAGCCATCTTGTACACGAGCGATAATGAAATCAATGTGTTGTTTTGCTACAGGCCAATTAATATTACCATTCCATTTTGAAATATCTACAATGTGTCCCATTATTGAACATCTCCTTCAAATAATTTTTGTTTAATTTCTGTTACATCTTTAGAAATAGATCCAAATGCTTTTGCTTGTTCCTCTATTACTTGTTGGTTTCTATCGATTACTTGTTGGTACTTTTCTTCACGTTGCTCATTCTTTTTTTGTGTAGTAAAAAGCATCCACACAAATAACGCCGCGAATGCCCCTTGTTGAATGACTGAATTAAAAATTGCATCTTCCACTATCCTCATCTCCTTTTCGGCAATAAAAAAAAAAGAAGCATATACGCCTCTTTAAGCTGCAAAACAACTTGGATCCATTCCAAAAATGTCTGCAATATCTTCTTCGCTGCGATCCTTTAAATAAGATTGTGTTGTCGAGATATCCGAATGATTCGCAAGCGATTTTAATTTTTCTAGTGGTACACCTTGCACTTTTAAATTGTCTAATCTACTATGACGGAAACAGTGAGGATTGATTTTATATTCCTTACCCTCTTTTTCGTATAGCATTTTAGCGAATATCTTGCACCAGTAATTAAATACACTCTTATTTAAAAGCTTTCGCTCACCATTCTTATAAACTCGTACGAACAAATCTGGAATAGTATCCTTACCTCGTTGATTTATATATAAACGAATACATTTCTGCACTCGGGGATTGTAATATAATCTAAACTTTTTACCGCGTTTCCCTCGAACGATATTTGTATAATACCGTTCTGTTAGTTCTTCTTTTTGAACTTGATAAACCTCATTTTTTCGTGCTGCACTGTAGTAAGAAAGTGCTAAATAAGTTGCTAACATATATTTCTCTTGTTCAAGTAATTCATCGATTAACCAATTAATTTGGTCATCAGTAATAAATGTAATTTCTCTAATTGGATTCTGAGGTAAACCTCGTACCCTTGAACCTACATTGAATTCATAATTATAGTCATCATCGTCTGCGCAAAATTCAAGCGCTGAACGTAAAGCACTCATCAGTCCATTTACACGTGCATTAGACATCCGCATTTCTTGAAAGATAATAGATAAATTACGGATGTCTTTACGCGTTAACTCAATCAAGTTTTTATTTTCGAAGTGTTCATGTATTAGAAACAAAATAATTCGTAAATCCCAATTGTATTGCTGTAAAGTGCTTGCCGCTTTTCCTTGTGCTTTCTTTTCAATTAAAAAATCTTTGACTAGGTTTTTGTTTTCCTGGCTAACATGCTTTTCATAAATTGCTTGGTCTACTATTCGTTTCACACTGATCATCTCCTCAAAATAAAAAGAGAAGCGAAATCGCTCCTCTTGATCTATGAATTGAATCTATTTACAAGCTCACCTTTTTTTTCACTCGGACTGGACCATCATATAATGTTTCAAAAAAGTAATTTTCACTTCTTTTTTCACTAAAATAGTTATGCGCTAACATTTTCAACTCTTCATAATGCTTCCCTGAGCTGAAATCAATCCATGTCATATCAGCAGTTATAATACGCCCCGGTTCTTCTATCTCCACTTCATAAACATGATTTATGTTGAACTTCTTTCGATATGCTAATGCCGCTTTTAAATCTTTTACTAGATATTTTGAATCTAATCGAGAAGGGGCTGAAGGAAAGTTAACTTTTCTTACTTCCTCAAAAATCATTTCTCTTAAATGTTGAGCGTAATTATGTTCGCTTTCCTTATAAAAATTAGGATGCTGCATTGCCTTACCATATTTAATTGTTAATAGATCACCTTTTTTTAAATCCGCATTGGATGCATGATAGAAAATTCCCAACCTTTCTCCTCCTAACACATTATAAAAATAAGAACAAAATAATAAAAATATTCTATCATGATATTCACCCTTAATCTAATTATTCGAATTTACGATAACCGCTTATAAAAGCCGTATTTTATTGAATCTTTACGTTGTAGGGATTTCTTCACCAGTTATTTCGATAAATTGATTTCCTGTAATATAACCCCATTTATAGTAATCTAAAACGTCATTATCATCATAACATTCCCAGTCATAATAAAGTTTCACTGTTTCAAACCAATTCATTAGAGTATCCCCTTTTCCGCTAGTATTTTAAGAAGGCTTGCTTGTTGTTGAGCTAGTACCTTGTTACTTAGATTTAATTCAGCAACCTGTTTTGTTAAAAAAGCATTTTGCTGTTTCAATACATCTACTTCATTTGGTTTTGGTTCATCTAAAACGGGTGGTTTCTGAGAATTTAAAATCTCTTCTTTTAGTATTTCATCAATAACAATTTCACCATTTATTAGTTTGTAATAACCATCAATTAAATCATTCGGTATCTCTTCTATATACATTTCTATAGATCCATCAAGATATATATCTTCCGAATAGGCTACAACTATATCATCTCTTACTAAAATATAAATTCGCATACGTTCACTCCTAACATCACCCTAATATCGTCCATTTAAACGCTATAGACGAACCCCTTCTATTTTCGATAAATAGTTTACCATCCGAAATTGATAGATTAACTTTCCCGTCTGGTCCAGTCGTTCCACCTAATGCTGCTTTCCCTGCAACAGAAACATCTTCTCCTGTATTAACACTTTGCATACCCCCGTTACTTCCATCACGGAAGTATGTAATGAAATATTCACGGAATCCCATACCATTCCCAATTAAAACCCCGTTTGTAGGTACAGGGATCTTAATTGCAGTATCGTCAGCTAAAACCGCACTTCCAGTCAGAAACGTTCCATTTCTGAAGAAATCGCCCTTAAACTCATTTGCAGAATAAGTTGTATTTGTACTCATGAAACCACCACATTTCCAGATTCTAATGAATTTATTCCGCGTATTTGGATCGGAGTATCGACATGAAAGAACTCATTATCTTTTATGATATTATTGTCAACAGTAGTGTTCACTTCTATAACACCGCTTTTCGCTTCATCAATCGTATTGTTTTTTATTATCACTCCATTACAACCAGATTCTAAAACAATAGCTCGATTAGCGACTCTTAAAAGAGTGTTCCCTTCGACTTGACCACGCCATGTTCCGATTAAACGAATTGCTGCGTCGTTTCCAACCCCTTGAATATCATTAAGTGTGCAATTTTTTATACCTAATCCTTTTATGCTTCCTGATACGCTTGTATTTTGCAATGTAATACCTTTCACGCAAGAAGCGATGTAAAGGGTATCTAAAAGGATTCTTTCCGTTCGGAATCCGCTGTCTAATCCATTATCCAGCATCGTAACACCTTCCGTGCATCCTATAATCTTTAAATTTTTAATGCGCATTCTGTGCGGACGTTTAGATAACAAAACACCAATTTTACAATTCCTTATTGTTCCACCAATAATATCAGTATTTCGTTCACGAGGATTAAAACCGAACTCACAATTAATTGGATTGCAATTTATAAATGTAATATATTCATCTGAGTTATGAGAACTAAAACCAGCGTGAGTTGTACCTTTCGCTGTACAATTAATTACTGTTATAAAACGGTTAATCCCTCTTGCGTTCGGAGTATGCCCTGTATTAAACATATGTCTTCCGTTTGCACCTATACAATTTTGTATAATTCCGTGTGATGACCCACTAGCTGCACGTACTTGATATTGAACGGCTTCGGAATTTATACTTTTATTAGAGTGTCGAAATTTACAATTATCTACAAGAAAGTTATAACAACTATTCAACACAAGTTGTTGCCGATCTATATTTTCAAAATCGCAATCTCTAATTGTTATATCTCTACAATAAGTTAAATTAATTCCAACATCACCATTACCATTTGGATTGGATCCCTGACCAATGAGTTTAATTCCTTGTATATATACACCATCAACAGGATTAACCTTATACACTTTTGCCTTCTCTGAAACTAAATAGTCATTGTAAGCTACTTCCGAAAGATGAGTATACGTTCCATCGTATTCAAACACTTCACTTAATTGTCCGATATATGGCGTTGTTTGGTCTCCTGGCCACAAAGTATTATTATCACTCGAAATAAGAAGAAGGTCGTTCTCTTCTACTTCCAATCCACTTGGTGTTATAAACTTGTCTGTACTAACAGCGAAATTTTCAGTTAACAAAAAAGGGTCACTTATTGATCCAGTAACCCTTATTAAACCTTTTTCATTTGCGTACCCATCGCGGGTAGTGAAATCAAAAATTGTTTGACCAGGAATCCCTTCGATAGCAAGCTGAATTTTATTATCTTTTCGAACGTTCATAATCATGGTATCTACATTAATTTCAATAAAATCAATCCCAATAAATTTGTATACACCTGGTGGAAAGAATAATTTTAATTTATTATTTACAGCATACTGGATAGCTTGTTTTAAAGACTCTATATTAACAGATTCTCCATCGCCTTTCAGACCGAACCATTGAACACTCGCTCTCCCCATAGCTAACTCTATATTATCAAGACGATTGCGGAGGTTAGACTGAACCATACCATAAGTTGTGTGTCTGGAATCTACAATTTCAGTATTAGAATCACCTGCGTTACTTACGATATTATTTAATCGATCATTCATATCTACGAAATTACGTCCAAATCCATTGAATTTATTTTCAATATCAGTCATGTTGTCGTTATAATCATTTCGAAGCTTTCTGGTCATAATTACTTCTTTCCATCTTCGTAAATTAAACATCAGGCACCTCCCTTTGTTATTTAATAAAATTCGTTTTTTAATAGTTTCTATTATTTTTCTAGCCACACACGGAATATCCGTGCATATGCTTTCTTTCCTTTTACCTTATTTCTCATTCGTAAATAAAAACTTTTAAGTTCCCCAGTTGGAACACCTAAATCATACGAAAGATCCACATCATCATTTTGTGGTGGTGCCGTAGTCTGTTTGGATGAAGCTTTGCTCATGATTTGCTGACCACTATCGGAAGAAACCATTGCGATTTCAACTTCCCCACCTTCTTCAGTGAAAATCTGTGCCTTTAATTTTACATATCTTGTTTTATGTTCAAATGTGTAAAATTGGCAACTATCTAAGACATCATGGGTAGACGTTAACCACCAACCATCTTCTACTACGTTTATCCCGCGATATGGTGGATAATGCCCTGCAATATCAAATCCATATTGTAAATAACCATCTATGATTGTTGCATATCCATCTGGGCGCTCAATACGTATCATCCCGCCATGATAATCACTACCACCAGCGCCATGATGAACGTATCGATTTGGGTTCTCTGGATCTACCATCCACATACCTGTATCGTCTTGAAAAACATGTGTGTTCATATACAGACGTTTTAACGCTAGATTTAAATTACCACCATCATCTAGTAATTTTTGCACTTGCTTCTGCGTTTGTTGAAACTGTGCCTGAACTGCACTTGCTGTCTTTAATTCTTTAAAGGTTGATAATTCAACTATCGGTGTTTTAGTTGGATCTGTCGGATCGTCTTCAATCTGAATCACACGAATTTTCACCTTTACATCAGCTTCTTCATACAACATGTATACATAGTCACCTAAATCGAATTTATGAAGTGGACTTAACCCATTTTCTATTAAACTAACAATACTAACTTTAAACCTGGTATCTGGCACGTCATTTATTGCTTTTTTACAAGCTTCTAATAATGACTCTTTTGTTTTATACCGCTCATCACGAATTGGTTTTTGATGAATACGCCCATATACTTTAGCCATTGGTGATTCATATTCCACCATAAATTCATTGCCAGCTGCATCTTTACCGTAACCCCTAATATATGTAGCAAAATTAGTCATATCCGTATCTTCTTCAAACGTTTTAAGGTTATGGCCATAACGGAACTGTGCATCAGTTTCTTTTCCGATTTGATTTTTAAATGTAACTGTTTTAGATGAATAATTAATTTCCATCTCAGCTTCATAACGATTTAAAGCCTTTTGTAAAAGCGCTGACCGTGTGTCATCACCAAAGTTTTCAAATTTCGTTGCTGAAAACGCTCCTTGATTAACATATTTCCAGCCTGTCCCATTAAAAATGAACTCCATGCACTGTTTAAAATTGGCGTATCCGTTATATAAATTGTATTGATGCTCCATCATATCATCGAAAAAAATATGCGGCGCTGTAATGAGTTTCCCATAATGTCCACGCTTATTAATTCCTAATGCGATATACTCATCAGATTGATCGAGAATACTCGCTCGCTTATCTACAAGATGATAAGCATGTTTTACATTAGGAGTATTCAATAAATAAAAAGAAAGAGAGTGTTCTCCGTTCACACGTCTCTTTCTCTTCACCTCTTTATAATCTGTCAGCATTTCTTCTTGATTATTAATCCCTTTTACTACTAACATTTCTCTTCACCTATAAATAATAGAATCTAAAATCAAATTCTATTTCAAATTTATCTACTGTACCGGTTAATACAAAGTCATTCCAGCCAGGTTTGAGCCTGATTAATCCCCAGTTCGTATTTTTAAAAATACTTCCTAGCACATTTCGATATGCTCTGACACCATCTAAAGTGATAACATCGTTCAATGTTGTTGTACTACCTGTGTAACTCCAAAGGTCACCAGTAGTAACATTTTTTATAGATAGATTGTTAGACTTGCCTTTATACTTTATTTTTAACGGCATGCACTTAGGATCTATTAACACATCACCAGCATTATAAATTCGGAACGACGTAGTAGTATGATGATACTTTGTATCTTCTGCGATTAAACCTTGACCGATTTGCCAGAGGTTTGAGTCGAAAGTAAAAGAATCCATCGTGGTACCGATGGATTCTGCATATGGAAAATCAGATTCAAGAATGATATCGCATTGCCCCCATACCCTGGTTAAAGGCTCTGGGGTAAACTGATTGGCTCTTACTAACCAACGCTTGCCTGGCTCTTCACTATATATCACATAAAAATCTTCCCTAGAATCTAATATTTGAAAGAATTCATTTCGCTTTAATGCATAATCAGGAAAATCATATGCTTCAAAAACAATTGATGTACGAATCGTCCTACCCTCAACTTCTGTGCCAGAATTAACATTCCCTGGTCTACCATCTACTTTATCTGATATAGAATTCACTCTTATTGAATCAGGACGAAAATATAAAACATGATATCCTGTTTCTTGAGAAAGCTTATATCGTTTCCCACTCTTTCTTATTATAGTTAAATGCATCATCTCGCCCCCGAAAAGAATAATGTTGTATTTACTCGTTGTCCTTGAGCAAGATCCACCCAAGGAACTACTGCTTCTCCAAGGACCTGATCATTTATTACTAATTGAATTGGAGTATTACGCTGCATCGGCATACTTCCAAATGAAGCCCCTCCTCTTAATGAAGGTGAGTTACTAGATTGATAACTATCCCCGGTGGCTGAACTATTCGTAGAACTTCTTAAATAGTTTGTGGCACGTGAAATATCAGCTGGATTTACTTTTGGTATAGATGCTTGAGCCATTCTTTGTGCTGCATTTTTTACAGCACCAATTTTTTCAGTAATACCAACCTCAAAGCCTTCACCTACTGGATGTCCTGCCTCATCCCTTACCCGTTTTGATGGTGAGTTTACTTTCAACTCACCTCTCATGGCATTAAGTGCTATATTTGCTAGCCCTTTTGCTGCACTCATTACTGGCCCGTCACCATTTTTAATACCACTGGCAAAACCAGAAGCAAAACTTTCACCAATAGAATTGGTTTTAACGCTACCTAATCCTTCTTTACCAGATTCAGCAACACTTTTCCCCGCTGATTCAACATTACCTTTTTGACTTGAAAGACCCGAGGCATGCTCACTACCTTGCTTCTTACCTCCGCCTCCATCAGTCGCACTTCCTAAAATTTGTTCCGAACTATTTTTAACATTACTTGCTTGAGCATCTACACTACCTTTTGTATTAGCAATATTAGTGGCCATTGTAGACGGTGCCCTAACACCACCATTTCCATCAGTAGTACTCCCTAATATTCCTTGAACATTACTATTAATAAAGCCAGCCTGAGTAAATACAAAGCCTTGCGTATTAATCATATTCCCATGCATTGTATTAATCGAATTTGCTCCACCATTACCGTCACTTGTACCACTAAGTGTATTTTGAACATTATTCTTCACTGCATCGGCTTGTTGAATTACAGGGCCTTGATTTTCTAACATTTTCTGCTGCATATCCAACATAGATTTAGGACCACCATTACCATCGCTAGTCGCTCCAAGTCTATTTTCAATACCTTGTTTTGTTTGCTCAGCTGCTGCGAATGGAGCTTGTTGATTTTGCTGTATACCATCCGCTTGTGTTTGAGGTATTTGCTTTCCCTGTTCAGTTAAATTAATAGTAGCTCCTTGTTCCACAAGCCCTTTAATTGCTTTTATTGCGGTATCAACATTAATTTGTCCACTAGATAACCCCTCGGCAAGAGTTTGAACGGTAAATTGCCCTTCACCTTTTACGTCTACTTTCACATCAGACTTAACATCTAACTTAAATTTTTCTAGCACTTGATTTACATCTAAAAATCCGTTTTGAAGGCCTGTTTTTAATGTCGCTATTGTTTGACGTCCTTCTGGATTTAAATCAACTTGAGTAACACCCTTTAATTTTTGTTGAAAGTAAATATATACTGCATCAATCCCCATGCTTCCATCTTTTAAACCTTCAGCAAAAGTTTTAGCGGTGTGCTGCCCATATGGCCCAAGATCAATTTTCGTTTCATTTTGAAGATCTAACTTTAAATTTTTTGCTATCGCTTTTACACTCTCGGTTTCACGAAGTCCATCCACATAAGATTTCATTGTGGAGATACCCTCTTGCGTCAAGCTTTGTTGTCCAAATGTATCTCGCATTTGATTGATCGTGGCAATAGAAACATGTTCTATGTTGTAAGTTCCGTTTTGAATTCCTGCTATAAATTCATCAACCTTCACCTTACCAGCTGGCCCTAAATCTACCGCCTTAACGCCATTCTCCATTTCGATAGCAATTAATTCCGTTGCTATTTTTGCCTTTTCTCCACCAGACTTTAAAGTATCGTAAAATTGATTTAATGACTCTGGTAATGCATCTCCAAATCGCTTTACACTTTCTTCATATTTCGTCCAATCTGATACAGATTTATCAAAATTACCTTTTAACTTATCAAAGAATTTATTGTTCTTATCATATAAATCTTCAAATCCAGCTGAGGCACTACCTGTACCTACTAAAAATGCATCGAAACGATCTTTCTCGGCTTTCGTCATCTGTCCTTCAAAATCTAGTTCAGATTGTTTTGCACCAAGTACATCACGAATTTTATTCATTTTTGTATAATAATTTTCACGTACAGCAACTTCTTGTTCACCGTACTTACGCTTTACTTGATCAATAAACGCGGTCTCTTCTTGGCCTTGTAGTCCAATTTGCTTGGCGTACTTTTTTGCATTATCTACATCTTTATCTCTCGCCTTTGAAATTTCTGACAGAGATTTTGTAGTAGAATTAGTTAATTCAGTTACATGTTTTTGCGCTTGCTCTAGCGAAACACCTTTATCAATTTTATTAAAAGCATCGTTTACTTTTTTCAGTTCTCCAATTGACTTAGAAACTGATGTAGCCGTTGACTTATCAAATGCTTGCCAAGCTGCCGTATAACGTTGAAAATCTTTCTCTGACATATCAAAAAGATTATTTCCGTATTTACTAATTAAGTCATGCATTGTTTTATCAGCATTACGAATTGCTTCTTCTTGCTGAGCATAGTATTCATTTGCTTTAGATCTAATACGCTCGCTAAGTTTTTTCGTACCTTCATCAGCTGCATCACCAAAGAATTTACCCATAAAATTATTAAACTTTGCTTTATCTTTCTCTAAAGCTTTTATTGCCTCGTCAGTTAATTTAGCAAATTCCTCATGTGCCTTTTGTACAGCTTCTTTTGATTTTTCTCCTGTAGAAAAAGCCAAATCATTTAATGCAACAAGTGCTTGATCACGCATTTTCACATATCCAGAAGCTGCCTTTTTTGTACCCTCTGATACACCATCCCCGAAATTACGAGCGTCATTATCAGCCTTTTTTGTATCCTCCATCAGTTTTATTACAGCTAAACTTAACCCTGCAATCGCTCCTGTTGCCGCCGCAATTGCTATAACAACTGGATTAGCTAATAATGCTCCAATAGCCATAGACATAAGTCCTAATACACCAACGATACCCATAATTCCAACTGTTAATGCCGCTCCTGTAGCAATCATCTGCTGAGTACCTTCATCAAGATTATTAAACCAATCAACGGCACTTTGCACACCGGAAGCAATTGCATCAATTGCTGGTATTAATGCATGTCCTATTGTTATAGATGCACTTTCGATAGAAGATTGTAAGATTACTATCTTACCTTTTAAATTATCTAACTGTTTAGCTGCAATTTCTTTTGCTGTGCCGGCACTCTTTTTAAGCATATCTGTATTACTAGCTAATGCATCTGATGATTTATCAATTAATACAGCCCAATGTTTATACGCTTCTGCACCGAAAATAGTTGTCAGCGTTGCTGATTTCTGCTGATCTGTCATTCCTCGAGTAGCTTTTTCAAGCTCCTTAATTACACCTGGCATAGATTTCATTTTCCCATTAGCATCAAATATTTCTATTTTTAGCTTCTTCATTGTTTTTTCCATTTCACCAGTTGGTTTCGCTAAACGTCCCATCGAAGTTGAGAACGCTGCCCCAGCTTGGGCACCTTGAATACCTGCATCAGACATTGCCATAACAGCTGCGGTTGCTTCTTCAAGTGACCAACCTAATGATTTAGATACTGGTGCAAGGTAAACCATCGCTTCTCCTAATTGCGCAACGTCTGTGTTTGCGTTCGTACTCGCTTTTGCTAATACATCTGCAACTCTTCCTGCGTCTTGTGCTGCAATTCCGAAACCAGACATGATATTCGATGTAATATCCGCTGCCGCTCCAAGGTCCATTTGACCACTAGCTGCAAGGTCTAATAATCCAGGCATTGCTGCAATAACATCATTTGTCTTAAAACCAGCCATCGCTAAATATTGCATTCCTTCTGCGGCCTGACTTGCACTAAATGATGTAGATGCCCCAAGATCTCTCGCCGTCTGTGTTAACTTTTGCAACTCAGCATCTGACGCACCTGATAAAGCCGCCACACGAGACATTGCCGATTCAAAATTAGCTGCCGTTGTAATTGTTTTCCCAAGGGCATACCCCATCGTAGTAGCTCCAGCCATAAAAGAAGCGCCCATCGTAGCCCCGACATCTTGCATTCGGTTCCCGATTGAGCGCATTCTTTCTCCAGCTCTATGAAAGAGAGAAGTTTGTCTCTCTAATGCTTCATTCGTTTGATGAATTTGATTCTTGAGCCTCGCCTCAGCTTCCCTAGCTCTATTGAGATCGGTAGTATTCTTTTCAATTGCTGCATTTACTCGGCTTAGACTTTGAATATTTTGGGTGTATTGAGTTTTAACGCTATCTAATTCTTGCTTTAAACGTTTGGTTTGCTCTGAGTTTTTACCAGTTGCTTGAGCACTTTGCTTGTACTCTCTTTCTAAACGTTGCATTTTACCAGCTAAATTTTCACTGGATGTACGTAGTTGTTGCTGTTTATTTCTTAACTTCTCAATTTCTTGACTAAAATGAGATACTTTTTGCTTTTGGATATCTAACTTTTGTGTTAAATAATCCATCTTAGTTCTTAATTGTGATACTGAATTACCATAGCGTTTTGCCTCTTCACTCGCTGCTTTAAACTCTGAATCTACCATTTTTAATTTCCGGTTCATACCAGCTACGCCAGAATCAAAGTTTCGCAAATCCATGGAGACCTTGACGCCTAATTCCATATCTTGTGACAAGCTACCACCTCCCTTACAACCAAGGTACTTGTTCCGCTGTTGCTAGCTTAGGCTCATCATTTTGTTTTTTTCGTGTCATACGCCTCATGAAGTAAACAATATCAATTTCATCTATTTCATTTTGTTTTAGCCCATGATGTTCCTCTAGCATATTGTAGAGATCCATTATTGCTTCTGAGTAGGTTGCGGTCTGTTCTTCTGTCTTTGCCTTGGGCGATGTTTCTTTTTTTTAGTTTGTACTGTATACACACTTTCGAGTAAACTTGCTGCCTCAGCTACTTTACCTAAAACCGATTGGCAAACAGCAAAAATGACTACCGCTAAATATTGCGAATGCGTCCCAGTTAAAAATTCATCGCTTGTAAATTTATTTTCATAAACTTCCGATACAAACTGCGCACCTTGTTCAATCAATTCAAACGGCACATTATCTTCTTTTAATTTATCAGCTAGCTCTGAAGCTTTTCTTGCTACTAATCCAGATATGAAACCCGGTAAGTAAAATGGTCTTAAATTACCATCAGCTTGTCTTAATTTTAAAATTGGTTCTTTCATAAGAATCCCTCACTATTTAGTATTTTTATAAGAAAAAAGACCGATAGGAATTCCCTATCAGTCTTTTTTAGCTAGTGCATTAGATGGTTTAACGGTTTCATCAGGTGGTGCTGGGACTTCTTTAAACCAATTTTTAGCCGCCGCTTCATCAAAAGCTGATTCATCTTCATCAAGGCGATTGCGCCATGCTCTATCAAATTTACGTTCCATTGCTGAGCCTTTAATTTTAGATGTTTGATACTCCACTTTTTCTCCACCAGTTTTGTTTTCCTCATCTGGTTGCTCGAATTTCAATTTATATAATACTCCATAACGGAATTTGCCATTATCTTTTGGGATACGATACATAATTGCACCATAAGGCGCAACATCCGTTGTTCGGTCAACAACCTGTCCTTTCACTACCTTTTTACCTAATAACTTTGCATATACGGCAAATGGTAAATCTGCAACGTTAAACTCTACATCAGCACCACCAAACTTAGAAGAAGATGCATAAATACCATCATCAGCCTCTAATTTAACGGTTTCAGACTTAGGTGAGGTTTTGCCTTCGATTGCACCTGCAATACGAATTGGTTCACCATATTCAACACCTGTTTCATCATCCTTTAATAATTCCGCCCAATGTAAATCACGAAATCCTACTGGAAGTCCATTCATATATTATTCCTCCTCAATTAAACTAATCTTTGTACGGTACCTCATACCGTAGTGATAAATTTTAGTATCTTCCTCATACAAATCAGCTGTAGAAAAACGAGAAAAGCCAATAGATTTCATTACCCTATCAGCTTCTGTTTTATATTTATTTGTAATTGGCTTCTTTGACCAAATATCAATTTGGTATAACAAATCACTGTTATAAGCCCTATCATCAGCAAAATCACCATCTTGGTTATTTACTTCTGAAAATGTAATATAAGGATTGTTTTTATCTCCATTAAATATAAGATGTCCTATCCTCTTACCGCCTAATAGATCAACAAGTTCTTTATTATTTTCAAGACCTTGCTTAATTTCTTTCATTAAATCCCTCATAGCATCAACTCCTGCTTTAATACATTCCTCATTGCTCGTAGGGACTCTCTTTCACCTGCCATAACTACTTTTTCAGCAAATCCCTTTTTCGGGGGATGTGGCATTTTACTAGTTCCCCAGTTTTGGAATTTCATATAGAAAAAGGGAGAATTATCTCCCTTTAACCAGCCAACATTAACATATTTAACGCCCTCTTTACTTTTAACAGCACTGATTTTCGCATTATCTGCTCCATGTTGACCAGTTCTCCAAGACTGTTTTACCGTTGCTTTACGTGGACTACGACTTCTTGGGGCTTCGCGTGAGAAGCCTTCCTGAAAAACTTTACCACCAGCTTTTACAGCTTTAGTTTGCGCCGATGCTCCTTTTCGCCCCATTTGTTGAACCTTAAGCATTAACTCTGTCATGCCCTGTAATTCCATGTTAGCCATTGTCTAACACCTCTTTACACATTAAGTGCATTTCCTTATGCTTTTCTTCAACATCTATAACATTAGTAATTTCTAAGATACGCTCACCATACAAAATTCGCATATTATTCGTTATCCCTTTTCGATATCGAATTTCTACTCTAATGGTATTTTCAGCATTAACTGATGCCGCTTGCCAAAATTCGCGTCCTCTTAGGGGATTAACTGCTGCCCAAACTTTCACTACATCTTGCCATGGTTCAAGTGGATTTCCTTCTTCGTCTGTTTCATAATCAGTTGATTTTTTCTGTAAGATAATACGTTTATTTTTCTTTAACGCACTCATAAATCCACCTCATACTTTAACTGGACGATAATACTTTCCAATGACCTTTCTAGCTTTTCAGTTTGCGTCTTTGACATATCATCATAGTGTAAAGAAACATAAATTTTCACTGCAAGATCATACAAATCATTACTTTTACAAGAAACACCTGCATTCCGTAAATATAGATGTGCTGCATTAATAAAAGAGATGAGGTTTATGTCATCCTCATCTCCATCAATCCTTAGATACAGTTTTACTTGCTCTAGTTCTTGCTTTTGCTGGTTCTGCATTCGTTACATCACCACTTCCTTTAGAATCCCCAATTTCTTGGGGTTCCTTAGGGTGTAGGTTTTACTTCTGTAATTCGGAATGCCGAACTCAGTACTTTATGCTGATCATACCAAGCTGTTAATACAAAGATATATTCACCTTTATCTACATCTTTATCAGCATCGTAAATTACACCGCCATCATAGTTACCATGTAAGAAAGTAAAATCACCAATAACAGGAGACTTAGCAAGTTCACAGAATGTAACTGGTGCACCGATTACTTCTTCTGGCTGTAATTTATATAAATCAGTAGATCCATTTGCTAATTCTTTTAGTGATGCATAATAATCTTGACGACGCATTGTTACACTTACATTTTCTTGATAATCATCACCTAGGTCACCTAAAGCATTAATAATTGCTTCAATCATATTCCCACCAGTGACAGCTTTAATTTTACCTGGCTCATATAATGACATATGCTCAGTGCCCTTTTTAGGAGATTCTGCAAATGTTAAACGTTTTTCTTTCACTGCAAGTGCTGCTTGAAGTGCTGATTCCACTTCTGTAACTAAATCCAAATCACTTCCATGAATAACCGAATCAGAAATACGCGCTTTAACTTTCACTTTATGGCGTCCAAACGAAACTTTATCCCCTGTGACTTCCAATTCTTTCGCTGTCTCTTCATCAGTAACAAAATCATCATCATCAAGCTCAAAACTAATTTTCGGACGCTCTAGCCCCTTAATATTAGTTAATGTCATTTTCGGACGAAGCGGATTCTTTTGTTTTGGTTCAGATACAATCTGATTAGATAGTGTTGTTGGTAAGAATTTTTCCCCACCAGTTGATGTCGTTTGTTTTGTCCCTAGTAGATTTCTTGTTTCCTCACTAACAGATTGTCCTGTTAAAATAGAACGATAGTATTCTGCTTTCGCTGCAATCATGCGTTCTTCATTATTCTCGGCTGCTAAAATAGGCTCTTGTCTTTGAAGTCTAGAACGCTGCTCTTGCTCCATTTCTTTGTATTCAGCTTCTGCTGCATCAAATCTTTCCTGCGCGAATGACTTTGCTCTCTTTAAATCAGCTAACTCTTCAGATGTAATTGTTGCATCCGTTAATTTAGATCTTAATGCCTCACTTGCGTTTACAACTTCTTCACCTAACATCTGTAAATCACGTTTCATATCCATCATTGTTTTAGATCGTGCTGCAAAAAATTGTAACCCAACTCGGAATGGGAATTTACTTTTAATTTTCATATTTTATTCCTCCTGTTATTTCTTATATTTTTCAAAGTCTTTTAATGTTGTATTTACATCGCTTAATAATAATTGTCTTTCTTCATCCGAAATAGTTTGCGTTGGTGCTTTTGGCTTTGGAACTTGATTAGCTGCACTTCGTTCCTCAAATTCTCCACTCTCCACCTTCCGCAAATCTACTTGAATTGTGGTTTGAGGATAAGCTGGGATTGGAGTGAATGTAATTTCGTATAATACAATCTCTTTAATAATTCGGAACCATTCTCCGTCTCGCTCTTCCCATTCCTGATCAAGAATGCTAAAACCGATTGAACATCCCCCAATCGTTCCGCTTCTTGTCATTTCCACAATTCTACGATCAAATTCAAAGTTCATAGGTACAAGTTCAAAATATAAACCGTCCTCTCGAATCTCTAAAGTTAAATTATCGCCAGTTGAACCTAATAAATCACGCCAGCTATGATTAAATAGAGCGAAGATCTTATGTCCATCAGCCAAGGTATTGTTCATCGAATCCTTGGTTAACTTTTCATAAAAAACATCTCCCCACCAATCTGTCAGTTCTGTAAATTGTTCAAATACAGCGGCATAACCAGTTAACACTTCAGATTGTTGACCTTGATTATCACGTTTCTGTATTTGTACGTTCTTTACTTTAAGAGAGAATGTCCGCTTTTCATAATCATCAGCTACAATGTCCTGTTCTACTGATTGGCTTCTTTTCTTTCCCTTCATTCTTTATTCACCTCCTTTAAAAAGTTCTGGACTATCAATAGGAACTAAGTCCCGACTAACAAATAATTTATCTCCACCTGGCATCGGTGCCTTTTCCTCGTGCATCCTCGCTTCATTTGGAGTCATATAACCAGATCTAACGCCTTTAAAATAAAAATCTCCGCGTGTTTTCATATCAGCGCGGAGAATACCATTCATATTAAATTTATGACTATAACCTTTTCTTCGTTGTTCAGCGGTTAATAACTTCCTATCAAATTCTTGCTCATACATCCTTACAATTGGTAATAATGTATGCATGATGAATTCCAAGGCCATTTGTTCTGAACTCGAATTATTTACATTCTCTAATACCCCAACCATGTGTGGTGGCATATTAAATACAGCGGCAATTCGATTACGTGTGATTTTTTCTACTTCAAATACTTTTGGATCAATAAAATCACGATTTTTCACTTCTCTTATCTTCATACTTTGATCTTCTATTAAAACACCAGTATTTTTTTTGTAAAAATCACGAAACAAATTAAAGGCCACTTCTTTTTTCTTTTCATCTAAAATTGATGCAACCTCTAAAATAAAATTAGCCTTTACACCATTCTCCAATTGTTCCAAACTAAATTCTTTTATTTTGTCATCGTAATCGATACTATTTCTTAATACATCAATTGGACTAATACCCTTCCAACCAAAACCATGAATATGCTTCACATGAATAATGTCCATATTATGTACATAATATTGTCCATTCTCCGTATCAATACGATAATATAGAGCCATCGTATCTTTCTCAATCACGGGTTCCACCCTTGATGAATCTAGAATATCTAAAGCTTCTACTTGGTATAAAGAATTATACCTTTTTAATGCATAAGCATTTCCCGTTGAGTTTCGCAAAACTTCCATCGTTCTTATAAAATCTAAGCTTGTAGAATTTCCATTGGGAGTATTAGAAATCATGTCTCCCAGGTCGCTGTCAACAGGAACATAGTTATGATAGAGCTTTAAAGGCATACTTGCTATAGAATTAGAAAGACGCGTAATAGCTGAAAAGATAGTTTCATTATTTGCTAAAGTAATATCTGTTCTTTTCCGAAAAATATTAAAAGGTTCAAACCACTTTACAAAATTACTAAATTGCTCTTTTGCTCGTTCTTCCGTCGGCTGTTTCCTTCTTCTCATCCTTGCAAAAAATTCATTTTCTCACCTCCTCTAATCATCAAAAGTCCATAATTCGAGATTCGATTCTTGAGGCATGTTTTGTAAATAAATCATGGCTCTAAAATGTGCCGTTAATGCCGCTGCAACACCATCAATCCTTGAATATTTATTGGCTTTTACGGGCTTTATGTTACCAGTACTATCCTTTTGCGTTTTAACGTTACTCATGTACCATCTAAACATCAAATCACCATTAAAATTAACTTTCCCTTGCAATAATAAACGTTCAAAATCCTTCATCGATAAGTTCATTGACTTAAATCCTTGTTGGACCTTAACCATCTCAAACCCTAAATTTTGCATCTGGGTAAACCACTGCGCTGCGTTAAATGGATCATAGCAAACTTCTTGAACATGGTACTTTTCAGACATTCTAACAAACCAATTTGTAACGAAATCATAGTCAATTACTTCTCCTGGAATAACTGTTAAATACCCTTTTTCGACCCAAAGTTCATAATTCGCTCTATCCTCACTATTTAACAGTTTAGCCTCTGGAATAAAACTATGATGAATACACTTCACTGAACCATCCTCTTGTGGAAATTCTAAAAAGGAACTTGTTAAATCCGTCGTTTCAGATAAATCCGCACCGCCGATACACATACAACCTTCAAGAACCTCAAGATCATATTCTTTTTCATAATTTTTCTTAATTACATCCCATTCAAGCCATTTCTCAGCTGCATTTACAAATAAATTAAGACGCTTCGTCTTGAACTCATTAACTTCATTATTCAAAACATATGTTTTATAGGCTTCCCTTAATTTTTCGAGAGTGATTGTAACATCTAAGTTTGGATTCGCTTTAACCCAACACTCCTCATCTTTCCAATCATCTTCAGGATCAATCTCTGCAATGAACGCAAAAAAACGATCATGCTCGACCGTTTCGTTTAACATTTTATCTGCAACTTCGTAAAACTTCATTAATGGCCCATCAAGAACAAAACCAGCGGTCGTAATATGCAAAATAAGTGGTTGTGTACGGGCATCATAAGACGATTGAATAACATTTATTAATTTACGATCTTTATACTCATGAATTTCATCAAAGATTGCTCCATGTGTATTTAAACCATCTTGCTTCTTCGAATCACTAGCAAGTGGCTCCAGTTCTGAATTCATCGCATTGTAATACAATTTGTCACGTATGATTCGTACCCTTCGCCGTAAGGCTGGTGATTGCTTAACCATTCGCTTTGCTTCTTCAAATACCAATTTAGCTTGATCACGTTTATTTGCTAGCGTATATACACGGGCTCCATACTCGTTATCTTTCATAAATAAATATAAAGCTATTGCTGATGCTAAAGTACTTTTACCATTTTTACGAGCAATCATAATGAGGGCTTCTAAAAACCGTCTATAACCCGTTTCTTTTTCCACCCAACCAAAAAGACTACCGACATTAAACTTCTGCCATAACTCAAGTAAAAGCGGCTTTCCTGCCATCTTACCGATACTATGCTTACAAAAACGCTCAATAAATATAATCGCCCTATTAGCCTCTTTTACACTATACTCATACGGAAATGTCTCATCATCTTGGCGTTGTAAATCTCGAATATGCCTCTGACAAGCCTTACGTACTTTTTTACTAGTAACTATCTTTCCACTAATAACTTTTTTCGCATATTCAGTTACATAGTCATGCGTATCAACTTGTTTAATAGTCATCGAAACCATCTTCCACTTCTTTAACTAATTCTTCTTGAAGTTTCTTACGGCTTGCACCAGTTAACCCTAGCTCACCTAAATACTGTCGTGTTTGTTGCATATATTTTGGAAGCTCCGGAATAAGGGTATGCTTTGTTCGATTGGTAGCACCTGCTTTATTGGTATAATCCATAGTTAGACCATCTTTTTTTATTTGTGCTGCCATTTCCTTATACATTTGATAACTGTAAGCAATCATCTCTATTGCTATCGGATCATTAATATCAGCCTTACCTTCCGCTTCTAAAATCCTCCAAATACGAAACCAAGTATCTTTTCCAATCTTCTTGAGATGTGTCGGTGGCTTGTACTTTATTCTTAAGTCTTCATCCATGCTCTCACCACACTTACATTTTATGGATAAAAAAATAACCACCTTTTAAAAAAGTGGTTCGTTTTCAAATGGTTCCCCCCTTTAAGAGACCTTCCGCGCGAAACACGAAGCGGGGCACCGGTCCCCAGAAGAACCTCTTCAGAAATAAAAAGGTGGGGGGATATTTATTTTTTTGTATTAAATCTTTTTAGTAATGGTTACTTCAAGATTATTCGCTAGTTTCAATGCATCAATTGCTACCGCTTTAGCACTTGATCCTGATACTTTAATTGCACGACTCTTGATCTCTTCAATCAATTCATCTGTTGAGTAGCTTGCTAACGCATCACGTTCTTCTTCCTTATCAATCCTTTGAAGCTCATCAGCTAATTCACACGCATGATTACCAATTGCACGTAGCTTCTTCTGAAATGATTTTGTATCACAATGAATCCCAATCATCATATCTCCAATATGAGTTGCTGATTTATAACTCTCTTTCATTTGGTTCATCCTCTCTTTCCATGCACTTTGTTATGACAACTGTTACATAAACTTTCAAGGTTGTTAATGTCTAACCGCTTTGACCAGTCCTCTTTCACTTCAACAATGTGATGGACCATATCAGCTGGCGTTAACTTCTTATCTTTTAAACATCGCTGACATAAATAACAATCACGCGATAAAGCTTTCGAACGTGTAATTCTCCAACCAACACTTTTATAGAATGCTGTAGTTTGATTATCTCGCTGATACTTATCGTATGATTTTGTAGCTTCTTGCTTATGCTTTTCACAATACTGTTCTGTAGTTAAGTTAATACACATTGGATACGCACAAGACTTCTTTGCTTTAGTCGCCATGTTCCATGTGTTCCTTCAACATATCCATTTGTTTCCCAACATCTTGGGAAAGCTGATTGATCTGGTCCACATACTTTTTGATGTCTTCCTGACTTTCAGCAACCATTATTCGTTCTCTTAATTCTTTACGCTTCACTTCATTATCTTGAAGTTGCTGGCGAATCTTTTCATCTGTGTAATAAGAAACTGTTTCTTTGCTACAATGTCTACACTTGATGTAATGCATTTCAATTCCGTTGGGCAACTTTCTTTTTAAAGGTTTGAATCTAAAGTCACCTGAACACTTATCACATGTAACAATTGTTCTTTGTTTCATCTCTTACCCTCCAATGCTAAAAAGTTTCTTATAATTAAAATTCGGTACGTGAAGTTTTACCTCTAATAAATACAAAAAGAGCTACCACATTGGATAGCTCTTTTACTAAATAGACAAGTCATGTTGTGTACTGCATATTTACTTCAGTTTGGTTAAGAGGTTCTACACCTCTTTCAATCGCCGACTGTACGTCACTCTCCCGTAGTTACTAATATGTCTCGTAGTCAGCGATTGAAAGAAGAGCAAAAGCCCTTCCTCGTTTATACAACAGGTTTTATTAGTTGCTAATAATTGAACCACGAAGTCAACACGTCATCCAATCTTCAACCATCACCCATGGTCCTAACGATCCATTTGAATTATAAAGGAATGTAAAAAACGTTTTCCGCCGTTTCTCACAATACAAATATAACACGTCTAAAACCTAATTTCGTCCGCAAATCGTTCGCAAATCCTCCGCGAAAAGTTCGCGAATCGTTCGCGTTTTATTTTTTTATTAAAATAAATAGTTCTAAAGATTATGCAATCCCATTGTATAATTTATAACGTGTAATTTCTTTATTCACTTTTGCCAGTAAAGCCCCTAAATGTTCTACTTTTATTTCATTCTTTTCTTTTAACTGCTCGTACTCCATCTCTGCTTTCTCTAGCTCTGAATTCAATGGTAAAATGTATTGTTTTGTGAATTCTTCACTACTTTCCATAAAGCTAGCTACAGAATTCGCATGCTTAATCTTAATTTTTAATACCTCAATTTCGTCAAATAAGCCTTCTTGATCTTTCTGTATTTCCTCTAGGCTGCACTTCAACTCATGCTTCCAATGTTCTATTGTTTCAAATTCAAATTTATCCATAATAAATCTCCTCCTTTTGTATAAATTTTAACAAACAATTTCTTATCTTCATACCTTTTTTCTCCACTTCTTCCAGTTCTTCTGCTGCGACTGCTTCTTTTTAATAGATAACCTGCGTCTTTCTTTAAATCTTAATGCATCATTTTCAAACATACTTAATATCATCTGGATCTCTTTTTGTGAAAATGATGGAATACTTATATCCCGCAATAATTCCTTAAGCGCTTCTCCTAAACATTTTGTATCTATTTCTATAATATTCTTCATTGTTTTTCATCCTCTTTTCACATAGTTTTTAATATTTAAGATTAATAATCTCTAAAAATGAATTCGCTATAAGTCATATTGTGTTGAATTAGCCTATCTCGTTTTCTCTTAGAAACATCAAGCTTTTCAGCACATCAGCAAAACCAATTTGACACTTTTCTTTTGTAGCTAATTCAAAAAATGCATAAAAAAATAAAATCCTTAGATTTTGAATTTCTTTTGATAATCATTTAATGTATCTTGTTCTATTCCTATGTATCTCAATGTTTCTTTTTGGTCCGTATGATTTAACATTCGTTGCAAAACAACTACATCTTTAAACTGTTTATAGTGATGATATCCATATGTTTTTCTAAGTGAGTGAGTACCAATTCGTTCCAAACCAAACTCCCTTGCTGCCTGATTTAATATTACATAAGCCATTGATCTAGTAATTGGTTTGTTTTTACCGTTTCTACTCTTAATAAGAAATTCATTCTTCGGCCTTCCATTCGCATATTCCCTTATTGCTTTCTTTAATTCAGATGGCATCTTCACTTCTTTAACTTTCTTTGTTTTCTTTTCTCGAATGAAAATACTCCATCCTTCTACATCACGAATCCGAAGGCGCAATATATCTGAAATCCGTAAGCCTGTATTAATACCAAGAAGGAACAAAATGTAATTACGCTCATTCTGTCCCTTAAAGAATTCTTTAATTTCTTGGATTGCTTCTTTATCACGAATTGGTTGAACAAGATTCATGCACTTTTCACCTCTGTCTGTCTATGATTCCTTTTATACACTTCTATTTTTAAAATGAAAGCCAATCGTAATAATGCTTGTCCTTTTAATTTATAATACTTTGTTTTCCCTACTCCTAAATCCATCCAAATGTCAGGGTCATATCCTGGTAAGTCTCCCATAAATCTTTCTAATATTATTCGGCGTTCATCATCCTTCAAACGATTAACACCGTCATAGATCCAACTTATAAATTCGTTTCGCTCTTGCTCGTATTCTATTCTTTCGATAGCAATCTCTTCTGTAGAACTGTGAAATGCATTTGTAAATGATGGAGGAATAATAGAATACGATGGTGTAACTTTAGGTAAAATATCACTTGGCATTGTTGCTAAATACTGACGATACACTTCGAATACTTCTTCAACCGCTTGTTTTGTTTTCTTTCCATCTACAACTGGCATTTTGAACGTTAATTGTTTTTTCATATTAATTCCTCCAAATTTTATTTTTGTCTAAGTGCTCCGCCATGACCGCGCTCATATCTTGGTTTACGGATGCCCATTAATTCCTCTATATCTCGAATGCTTAACTTTTCTTTCTTATACTGCCTATTCTGTTTCTTTTGCTGTTGATTACGAATCCTTTTCATTCCCATCACCTCTAAGCAAAATAAAAAAAGCGGACACCAAACTACAGAGCAATATCACTTATGCTCTTTGTAGTTCAGTGTCCGCTGGTTCTTCCAGTAGGACTAAATGTTTAATTGCTATTATTATATCATTTTCTTACGTTTTTTTACCTTTTTAAAGGATTTTATTTAATAATTACTAAATCTCATTTTTTCTCCAAAGGATTATTTTGTTGAGTTTTATCCGTAAATTACTCTCACTTCATGGATAAGATCTGTTTCTTCTGTCATAATTCTAGCGATTTCATATACATCGTTAATATCTTCATAGTTATAAGCTTCAACACACTCACCAAGTAAAAAGATACCTACTTTCATTCCCCTCTACCTCCTTTTGTATTAAATGTGACAATCTACTATTACAACTACATCCCCAGCTTCTAACGGATTAATAAACCGTTCTGTAAATTTACCATCCCAATCATCTGACTCCACATCTGTTTCTGATGACATTCCGAACCATCCCATATCGCCTTTCGCGATCCAATTACCCTGTTTATCAATGACCGCATACGTAGATAATGTTTTTGAATTTCGTTGTACATATTCTTCTTCTGTTTCCCCTTTTCGTGCGCCATACATAAGAACTTTTAATACATCATTCGGAGATTCTTGCATTGCTTTCCAATCATTCTTTGCAGATCGAACATTCTTATCTTTCATCGCTTGTAGGTCTAATTCTCCTGCATATGCTGCATCACAACTGTTCCCATCTTTATCGATTAGTAAGTTGCTCCATCTTCCACCTACAACATACCAATCCCATTTAGAATTTGGGTTATAAGTACTTAAATGATTTCCTTCTTCATCAATCTGCTCACCGTCATCTATGTACCAGTACTGCAACCATGCTTCATATGACGTCTCATTTGCTTCTGAAGACTTATTGTATTCTTCAATTAGTTCTTGCTTAGTTTTATAAATATATGGAGTTACTTCTTTTTCTTCATCGAATGGTGCCATAACACTCTCTAAATACTTTCTATCCCCAGCTTTTTCTTTTGGAATTTGTACCATAACCGCAAAATGACTCATAATTAACTTCCTCCTTGTTTTTTATTAAAATGAAATTTTTATAATTAACTTGCTTGCAACTGCCCCTGCAGCATATCAAGTAGCACTTCAAAGATTGCTTCTAAAACATCAACTACTATACTGTTACCAGCTAATGCATATAACGTTGCATTTCGCTTCCCTGGCTTTGTTGGAAACTCTTTTAGCATAAGCTCGTAATCTTCATCACCGAATCCTAATAATCTCCAACACTCACGTTCTGTTAAATACCGGTACCGCGGTTCGCTCAATCGGATAATCCCTGCATTGGGGCAACGATCTTGTCTTTCGGTTATTGTGTAGCAATACTGATCAATTACATCTAGCTGCCGTTTATAACTACCTGTTGGATTTGGATTGAACTCTTTAATTTTGTTCAGCATCGATGGAATATTGATTAAATACTGCGATGGAATTTTATCATCTGGTCCATACTCCATAAATTCTTTAATATCCCTCATTGGTTTAAATCTCAATTTATTAAAATCAAACGCTTTGCCACCTAATAACGAGATACAAAATACTCTTTCTCTTGCATGTGGCACTCCGAATTTCCTAGCGTCCAATACATCATACGAATTTGTATAACCTAGCTTCTCCATTTCTTCCAGGTAATAATTAAATACTGGTACTACATTACGATCCAGCACACCTTTCACGTTTTCCCAAATGATAACCTTAGGTCGCCACTCACCCATTTCTTTAATTATCCGTAGCGTTTCCAACATCAATTGAGAGCGCGAATCTTCAGCATTACCTTTACGTGCTTTATTCGCTCTACTGTTATCTTGGCAAGGTGACCCGTGAACTAAAATATCCGGCTTTAAATTCCATCCTCTTACATCCTGTGGCTTATGTAGGTGGTCATATAGAGCGTTATATGCTTTTACTCTATTAGCTTGCCATTCTACATAATCAATTGCTTTATGATCTATTCCTAAATTAACAAGTGCCTTTCTTGGTGCGCCGATGCCTCCGAACAATTCAAGTATTTTAATCAAAGCCACCCCTCCCTTCTTGCTATTAAAATAGCGTTTTTATATAAATTCTAACGTTAGGTTATTTTCAACACAGTACTTCATATCATCCGCCAAAATTATTGCATTTTGTTTATCCCTGTCATTGTCGTCCCAGCTTTCAACCAGCTCTAACAATCGCGGATAAATAACTTCACATTGCTCAGGTGTTAAAGAACCGTCACAATCAGAATGATCTAAGAAATCCTTAATATCATCTGTCACAGTATCCCAATCAACTTCCCCGCCGAAACCTTCCATTTCATCTAAATTAAAACCAACCTGGCTAGCTAGTTTTCTTCTAAAATTATTAAAACCGCTATATCCCCAGTGCGCGCTTGAATGATTAAAAGCTAATCCCATTAATAACCTCTCCCTTTCTATTCGAATAACGATTTTGTTTTAAATCCTCACATTCCTAAAAAACATACATACAGTACCATGAGGTATTCTTTTTTATTTTTCTTAAAGAGCGCTTTAAAAAGCGCTCTTTAGTTTTTAAATAAGGATTTTGTTCTATTTCATTTCATGGATAATAACTAGCACTCTACCTTCCATGTTTTCGCTCCAAGAGTACACACAACCCGTTTCCTCTAATACCGCTTCTAAACGTGGTAATACTTCTTGTACATCCTCTTTCTCAATAATTGCTTTTCCTTTACCCTCTAGTAACTCATCTAAATATTTCTTTAATTTATTCATGTTTACTTACCTCCATTTTTTTAAATAAGAATTTTGTTTAGTTTTCTAATAAACTCACACGTTGTAAGTACCTAACTAAGAAGTAACCGCTAAATCCTTCTAAAAACACCACTTGTGAACCGTTACTTGCTTTGAATTGATCCGTCCTACAAGTCCAAAGTTTACCCTTATAGTGATCTGCTTCTCCGCATGTATGCATCACTACTTTGTCACCTATTTTTAATTCATCTACTACACCGAACGCCATTTGATAAGCTTCTTTGTATTTACGTTTTATAAAATCAACCTGTTTCCACGTTCTAACGTTTCCAAAGCGCCCTTTCATGTAATTTATACAAACATGATCTATATCTTCTGGTGGGCTAGGGAAGTAAGTGGATGATTGCTTGCCACCACTCGTTTTATAAGTCATTTCTACGCCACCATTTTCATTCTTTATCATTTCAAATGTAGGTTTCATTTTCATTCCCCTTTTCTCCCAAATAACTATTTTGTTAAAATTACTTAGCAACTACAACTTCCGTTTCTCCCTGAGACTGCTTATTTAACTCTCGTCCCATCTTCATTAGCAAATTACGGAAGTGGACGAAATCACCTCTATTGTCATAACCTGCTGAATAAGTGTAGATTCTGGATCTGCCTAGATTATGAGCTTGATATTTTTGATATCGTTTAGCTTCATCAAGAATGAAAAAGAACGCTGCATTCTCCCATTCTGTTTCTACCCATGCCATCGCCAACTCATCTTTAATACCATAAACCTCGAAATACTCGTAAAGATCACTAACAAAAATCATTTTTCCATTAACGCTTACTACGTCTGTATATTGTAGGTTTTCAAAACTTCTAACTTCAATTGGACATTCTTCATCTTTCCACTCATAAAAGGAATCTACAGCTTCCACTTCATTGTTATGCCATAACTCTCTATCCGAATCTGTACAAAATTCCAATGTACTATTATCAAAATAACCTTCTAAATCCAAGCTATAAGGTATATACTGTTTTCTTCTTTTCTGAACAACGTGTATAGGATCACTTGTATATACATTATCTTCAGCACCACTATATTGCTTTTCGCTAAATAACTTTAAGAACTCCGCTTGTTTTGCTGTTAATTCAACTGTTATCTTTGCCATTTCTCATTTCCCCCTAGTTTTATAATCAAATAACGCTTTTGTTTAGTTTTCTTTTTGGTAATTATCAGGATAAAAATCCTTTTCCTTCGCATGTTCATCACAAGCGACTAAATGTATAAATTTATCCTTTTTATCTTCATCCTCTTTAAAGTGTCCGTAAATAAAACCTTTTGTTGTCGCTTCCTTCCAACATCCTTTAAAATTACAAGGTCCTAATTCCATTTCCCCACCTACTTTTCTACAAAATTCAAATTTGGTCTTTATCAAAAACTTCAATCTCGTGTAAAACCTACGTAAAGATTGCTTTGATTCAATCTATCTACCCGTTAAACGTTATATAATGAATTTGCAAATACCCGATTTGCACAATACTTACTTTCCGTACGACTTATGCTTGAGTGCTAGGAGAAATCCTAGCCTTTTTTATCCTGTCGTTTCAAATACCCTGCTGGATCTAATGCATAATCCGTACCTATATTCATAATCTCAATTAGGTCACAGGTAGGAGTATTCTCTCTACCTATGCCTTGATTTATTTCAGCAACCGTAGCTAAAGCATTAAAAACAAAATTATTTCTTAGTTTTTCTTGATCCGGTGTTAACTTAAGTGCTTTTAATTCTGTAGCACTTCTCATATTGCATGCCTCCAATTAAATTAACTGCGTTTTCCGTTCATCCATACGAGTTACTTTTCCGCTTTTATATACAAATGATTGCTCACCATGACCAGTTGTTGGTGGTTCAATCGGATGAATCTTTCCATCTTTCACGACGTAAATCATGTTTTCTACTAAAGAAATTTCAGCCTTCATTCCTTCAACACTTTCTTTGATAATTGCCACCGAAACCACTCCCAAATGTGTTATAATTACTTTGTCGAAGTAAGTTGAGAGTGATCTCAGCTTTTTTTTATTTGTCTACAAATATTGGATAACGTTTTCTGGAATAAATCCTTGTTCCAGTGAGAGATGGAGCCGAATTGGAATCGGCTCTTTTTCATCCCTTGCTCGCTTACACATTTCTTCAGCTTCTTCCCATACAAATTGTTTATCCTCCGCTCGTTTGTAACGCCAAATCCCAATTGCGTAATCTTCAAATAACTCATAACGCTCATCAGGTACTGTCGTCGGCTTTAATTCATCAATTGCCTTTGCTTGACGTGGTATTTGCACAACTATATCTGCATACCTTAGTTTTGAATTTAAACGATGAATATGAGCTTTCTTAGGATCAAATGATACGACTGATTCTACATCAAAGATTGTTAGTTGCTTGGGCACTGTTGCTTCCCTCCAATACTTGCAAACTTGCAATTAAAACTCCTTCTAGCTGCGTTAGCGTTAGTTGGTCTAATGTTTGCCCATTAATCTCAGCTAACCCTAATCCCAATAGTTTGCGAATAATCGCTAGCTTTCTACGTTCTACTTCCTGACGTAACAACATCATTAAGCCTCCTGTTGTTTATCAAATTTCCGATCCAAGCCTACGAACTTACTAAATTCTTTAATAAATGCTAATTCCACAACACCTACTGGACCATTTCTCTGTTTCGCTAAAATAATTTCTGTTATGTTTTTATTTTCTGTTTCACGGTCATAATAATCTTCACGATATAAGAATGCTATTAAATCGGCATCTTGCTCAATTTGACCATTCTCACGTAAGTCTGATAGTAATGGCCTCTTATCTTGCCTACTCTCAACAGCACGGCTTAACTGCGATAATGCAACGACACATACATTTAGTTCTCTTGCCATAAGTTTTAGCTTGCGGCTAATCTCCCCAATCTCTTGCATGCGATTCCCTTTATGCTTTGGATCTCCTACAATAAGCTGCAAGTAATCAATTGCGACTAGCACCTTTTTGTCTGGATATTTACGCTTTAATTTCCTAGTCTTTGCGTAAATCTCTTGCATTGTTACATTTGCCTTATCGTATATTTCTAGTGGTAAATCATTTATCAAGCCCATAGCTTGGCTAATCTTTTCCCAATCCTTTAAATTACATAATTTTTTAGGATTCTTTAATTTCGTAGCATCTATATTTCCAGTACTTGAGATCATTCGCTTAAGTAACTGTTCTTCTCCCATCTCTAATGAAAAGACCCCTGTTGCTGTCTGAGCACTTGCTGCATGGAAAGCAACGTTTAATACAAATGCTGTTTTCCCCATGGAAGGACGGGCACCGACAATTATTAAATCTCCTTCTTGTAAACCTGCTGTCATTCTGTTCAAATCGTCGTAACCAGTTGGAATACCGGTTAAATCTCCTACGTCAATTTGCATTTTTTTATACAGATCAACAAGCGTTTCTTTCAAGTTAAATTCATCTGAATAACCTGTTTCTTCAATGGCACTTAGTTCGTCAATCGATTTACTAATAGCACTCATATCTCTATCTTGCTGAAGATCGTTGTATAAGTTACCAGCAACCTCCTGCGCATGTCTCATCTTCCAAGCTTCAATCACAAGCCCTTCATGATACGAGAAATTCTTAGTTGTTGTTACAATTTCTGTTAGGTTTACAAAGAATTCAATTCCGCCAATTTGATGTATGAAACCTTCATCGAACTTTCCAATAAGAGCAACAAGGTCAATTGGTATTTCAGCATCCTCTAGTTCTCTCATCGCTTTAAAAATCATTTGATGTGTTGGTAAAGAAAACTGCTTTGCCTTTAGCTGACAATCTTTAATTAAATCGCCTTCTTGAATAATGCTCCCTAAAACACTTTGCTCTGCTTCTACGTTGCGAATCATATCATTACTCATTGTGCCATCCACGCATTCTGCTGATTAAGCGCTGCAAGCTCTTCTTCTGTTGGAATGTTTTGTTTCCATGCTTCTTGTTGCTGTAATACGTTTTGAGTAGATGCTGATAAACCTTTATTTTGATAAGGTGCTTGCATAGTTTGTTGTCCTTTTGCTAATCGTTGAGCACGAAATGCTTGATCAGCTGCTTCAACGTCTGCTACTGTCTTTAAGCCTTTAAGGTGCCAATCTCTTAAAATCGTATTTACGTAATTCATGTTTCTCGTATTTTTCTCTAGTGCAATTTGCATAGCTTTTACAACTAGCTCTGCATTTAAATCATCTATCCATGCATGAATGCCATCCGCAATAAACGGTGTAATGAATCCGAAGTTCTTCTCATAAAAAGAAATTGGATTAACCTCAACAACTTCTTTCGCGCCTGCGCGTTCTTCTTGTTGTTGTTCTTTTTCTTCTTCTTTTTCTTCTTCTTTTTCTTGCCCACCTGTCGTTGACGTATCGTCGGACGTATCGTCAGCATGAAGAAATTCTTCAAAAATGGCACGAATTTTATCATTTTTAACTTTTGCTGCTACTAAAGCTACTAAGCTAGTATCTCCAACTCCATCTAATTCTTTACGAATACAGTCCTCAACTGGTTTTCCACCCCTATTAAGGTTGTATTTCCCCCAATTAAGAATAGCTAGCTCTCGTGTTTCTGGATTATACTTAACTAATTTGTGGTGCTTTTCAAATCGATCTAATAGGGCATTAACACTTTCCATGGAGTAACCTAAATCAAAAGCCATCTGCTTTTTCGTAATTTGATACACTCCGATTTGTGTAGTACGTGGATTAGTTAAAAGATATAGGTTAAATAACTTATCCTCTGGAGTCATTTCCTCGATAACTTTTGCATCCTGCCAAAATGAAACTTGTACTTGTCTATAAACTGCCATATTATTCATCCTCCCGTTTACATATCGCAAATCCGTCCTCTACACGTAATAAGCGATAATTCTTGTATCCTGTTTTGAGATATTGGTTTATTAAGTAAATTAGGTGTTGCTCTGATGTCGCTTGCTGAAATATGTTAGTATTCAGCAACACTCTATGTAACGATTTATCTAAAAGCATGCAACACGCTCCATTGTTATACGGCTTGTAATTTGGTATAATTATCCTAACTAAAATTATTAAAGCCATTTATTGATCTATCACTCTGCCAAGTGATAGATTTTTTTATTTCTTTCGAGTAACTAATGAAGCATTGATTCCTCTTGCTCGAAAATCCGTTATTATTACACGGTAACTTTTCGATGCCTCATAATCTTGTTTTGCTTCACGAAGCTTCATGAAGTCTTTCGAACAACGAATTAACTCCGCATCCCAACGGTCAGCTTCATCTTTCGTTTGAGCGTTAAATATGTTGTGAATACAAGTCACCATACAATCATGTAACTCATTCGCAAGCTCAAGATCCTTTGGAAGAACTAATTCAGCTAAACGGTTATATTGAGTTTTCATAGGTCTCACCTCTTTCTATTACTCATTGATGCTGTACGCATCGTTACAACCAGAAAGGAGTATCGTAAGGGGATGGGAGGTAACAATCCCTTTCTGGTCATAACGACAAGCACAGTGCTTGTCCAAATGATTTATATAATGTTATAATTGCTATAGAATATTTGTTAGAGCTACTGTTTCCTAGGCGGTAGCTTTTTCTTTTGCCCATTTATGTTTTAAAACGAATGAAGCTTCTATAATTTTGATTCGAATGCCAATTAACTTCTTCTCTCTTTTTAATTCCTCTAAGTTTTCATCCTCAGCAAATGTTTCCGCTAATTTAATTTCACCTGCTAGCTTTGCGTCAAGACGAACTAACTTTTTATACTCTTCTAAACTAGGATTTATATAATCTACTGTCACCGTTATTCCTCCTTACATCACTTTTGATAATTTCAATAACTTATCAACCGAATGAACAACCACATTATCTGAAATCGCTTTTCTCAACCAGTTCCCTTTTACTTCTTCAAGCAATCCAGGATGTTCACCCTCTAATGCTTGCACAACACATTGAGTCGCTTGTATCATGTCGTATACCTCTGTGGCATGCTGCGCGTACTCTTTCTTTTTTGAATCATTCATTTGCCAAGATCTTGTTGTAACTTGTAATTTCATAATCTCTTTTGCTGCTTTAATACCGTCCTCAGCTTGTTTAACGTAATTCATAAGCTGTAAGTTCACATCTTCTGTTAAACGTGGATCAGTAGGCGGTAAACCAACACCATAAATGTGTTTAATCGCTTGTTTGTTTAACGGCGCTTTCGTTGCATCACACCAATCCATCGCTAATTCAAATGGAACTTGTGAAATACCAGCTTCAATATTTTTCAAGCGCTCATATGTAATTCCAAGATGCGCTGCAAGTCCTTTCTTCGTTGTTAATGTTTCATCTTCACAACATTCTCTAGCTCCTTGCAATAGCGTACCTATTGATGAATTACAATATATGCTTGTTCCCATATTTGTTCGCCTCCATATTAAGTTGTTAAAGTATTAAAATTATTAGTACACGTATGACTCGTCTATTTTTTATTTAAGAAAAGGGGAATTAACCCTCAACATTTCCTTGCTCTTGCATTTCACGAATAATAGCCCAACCAGCCAAATGCATTTCACGAATAATTGCATCTATTTCTTTCTTTGGCTTAGGTGGTGGAGCTACGATATTTACTGTTGTATTTCCAAACTGATAAGTCGCTGCATACTCTTCTTGTTGGTTCATGTTGTCACCTCTTAGAGTGCTTTTTACATGTATATGCTGCTGATCTACTGGTACAGCCATTTGAATTGCTGACATTTTTTCACCTACTTTCATATAAGATATTCAATAATTCCACTTTACGTGGATTACTTATTCAAAAAAAATTGCTGGATTTTCATTTATTGCCTTTGCAACACACTTTAATTCCTGTGCTTTAAACGAACGTTTCCCTGTCTCCTTCATGTTATAGGCTGATACAGAGATACGAAGCTCTTTTGCTACAAATACCTGTGAAATACCTTTAGAAATTCTTAATTCTCGTATCTTTTGATTAATCTCCAAGTTAATATCACCTCATTCCACGTAACGTGAACCTTATACATTAATAATAAATCCACGTAACGTGAAAGTCAACATTTAATTTAACTTTTAGTGAATAAAGTTTCACATAACGTGAAATGTTGATAAAATAATTAACGTAAAGACAAACATCGGAATGGAAGGATAAACTATGACATTAGGTTATAAGTTGAAAAAAGAAAGAGAAAAACGAAATTGGTCTCAGAAATATGTTGCCGAAAAAATTGGTATTACAAATACCGTTCTTTCAAATTATGAACGTGACTACCGTGATCCCGATACAACAACATTAGGCAAGCTAGCCGATTTATATGAAGTATCTACAGACGAACTATTAGATAGACCTAAAAAATTATCATCTCTTTCCAAGAAAGAAGAGCGCGATATTGCACGTGATTTAGAAAAAACATTAGAAGAACTAGAAAATAGTGAAGATGCTCTTATGTTTGATGGAGAACCAATCGACGAACATACAAAAGAAATGATTCGTATTTCTCTTGAAAACTCAATGCGTATGGCAAAACAATTAGCAAAACAAAAATTCACTCCTAACAAATATAAAAAAGACTGAGTGGAGTGAATTTATGGACATCAAAGAATTCGTACTAAACATTACAGAAAAACACGGCACAACAAATCCATTTAAAATTGCTAAAAACAAAGACATTATTGTGTTGTATGAAGACCTAGGGAATACTCTCGGCTTTTACAACACTTATAAACGTTTTAAATTTATTCATATTAATAATCAAATTGACGAAATCACTCAACGCTTTGTTTGTGCGCATGAATTAGGTCATGCTGTACTTCATCCTAAAGCAAACACTCCTTTCTTACGTAACCAAACATTCTTTTCGGTAGATCGCTTAGAAATTGAAGCAAATACATTTGCTGTGGAGCTTCTACTTACCGACGAAATGATTTCTGCTTATGAAGATACTCGTCTATCTATACAAGAAGTTGCGGAGATTCATGGGATCCCTGGAGGGTTCGCACGTTTAAAAAATTATACCTGTTAA